CAAGGTCAGAATCTACCTGCATCAGATACAAGCAGGAGGTAGATACGGCCTGGGCTGTGGCTGCGGTCAAAGGAAGGACCGTTGCGGCGTCGGCCTTGTGGTAAAAACGACCGTCGATCATGAAGTCGATACCAGCGCCTACAGGAGAGACGATAGCAGGACCAGTCTTTGCCCCATCGCCGATAGCAAGCCCGGCTTTGGTGACACACATTGTTCCGCCACGCGGATTGTCGTTCAGATTCATAATATCCTCTTATGCAATAGTGGTTAATGCAGCGGGAGCGGCTGCGGTTATAGCCGTGGGTACAGATGCAGGGCCGATAATCGTTGTGTAAAGGTCGGTTGCCGTGCCAGCATCGAGAGCAGTGGTTCCGCCGACAAAAGTCGCGCCGGTCGTATGGACCACGAGATGACCGATTATCGCCTTGTTCTCCGGGACCGGGATTGCGTTCAACAGGACATAGGTTGCGGCAATGGCGGCAGCATCCACACCGGCAGAGTCAGCGGTCTTCGCGCTGGTGGTAATCGTCCCGGCTGCGTCGATATAAAACGCCCATCCGGCAGTCTTTCCATCAGCGATGGTGCCGACCAAGGCCGAGCAATCGGCCACTGGCTTGACCATCAACGTCCCGTTGGCGATATAAAGGAACGGGGTTGCGACCTGCGCTGTGAGTTTGGCACCACCGGCAATAGCAAGCCCACAACTTGAAAGAGTCATGTTCTTCTGCCGAGTGATTACCGTAGTTACATCGGTAACGAGTTTGACAACTTCAGCCCGGACAGCCGCCATGTCTGCAAGGTTCGCTTCGAACAGCTTTCGCAATTCATCAGCATCCTTCTTGGCGGCGAGTGCCCCGACTCTCTGTTTAATACTCTGGGACATATCGTTCTCCTTGGGGGCCGTAGCCCCCGTTAGTTTGTTTTGGGGGCTTTCTTCCCAAGTTTAATTCAACAGGTAAGTTCTCATATCTGTTTGATTACAATGCTTTTTACAGGTCTGTAACCGCCGTTTCCAGCCGGGTCATCCAATTTTCATTAAGCCTTACGGGCGCATACCAGAAGTCAGCACCAACATAACCGAATGTTCCCGAGGGGTTAGCATGGTTTTTCTGAGACGGCGGCAGGTAAGTCGGGGAGATACTGGTCTTGCCGTGCCCTTTCAGACTGACATGACCCCAACAATCCTCGGCCATAACAATCATCGGATAGACATCCACGGCAGCACCAGCAGCAGACTTCATGCCATTCAGGGTGGCACTACCAGCAGCGAGGAACGGGCGGAACAGCGGCGAGGTGACAAACCGAAACTCTTCACATGCGCCAATCTCACGCTCATGGATGGGCTTGATTGCGGAGCCGTACTCGACCCTCTTGGTGAACCCAGGCAGATCCCTGACATCAGCCGAGCAGTCAGTGTGCATGAAAACCACATAACAAGGCTCGACCGGGGCAGTGGCGAAGTCAGGACCGGGCTTGATGGCAGAGGTGACTTTCTTCCATGTTGTTCTCCAGTCCACGGACAATCGAGCGGAGTTTGCCGAGTGACACGGCGGTATAGACACCGGCGCGGGTCGTACCGTTGGCGTAGGATACAGAGGTGCCGCCCTTAAATTCGCCGTATGCGACCAGCTCAGCGACTTCGCCGAGGGTCTGGCCGGTCAGTTTGACCATATCGCCAGGGATATCGTCCTCGTACATGAGCGCGGCCTTGCTGGTTAATTTGAACAGGACGGCATACTGTTTCAGGGTGACACTTACATCGGTATAGCTGATGGTGTTTGCGTCCGGGGTCGTACCCTCAGCAATCTGGAAATCGCCGGGGGTGATCTGTGCTACCTCGTTCGACCCAGCATTGAACGGTTTCAGCCGACGAAAGACGATAGTGTCGGTCTTGTTGAGGGGCTGCTCCTTCATGGAGCCGTGAGAACCGATGACCATAGTCGGCTCTGCATATTTGAGCATCTGAGCTTCAGCCCGGATGAGGTTACGACTTGCTACGGTCGAATAATTCTGCTGTGCCATGATTTACTCCTTAAATTCCTGTTGGAAGATGTATCGACGGAGTTCCTCTTCCGTCATGTCATCCATTGATTTTGTCTTGGTAGGTTTGCGTGACGTTCTGTTGTCAACTGCGGCTGATTCCAGGCGCTTAGCCCGTTCCTCAGCGATCTTTGCGGGGTTGGCTTTCTTGTCCCGCTGTTCCTTGTAAAGATCGAGGATTTCGATTGCATCCTCACTGTTCCAACTGTTCAGCTTCGATTGTTTGTCAGGCGGTAAAGCCACTACAAACGCCTTGAAATCGGGTGATACCTTGATCTGGTCGAGGTCTTTATGCGCCATCCGTACCAGCTTCGTTTCCATCTGCCGGTGTACGGTAACGAGCTTTTCCTCAAACCCTTCCTCTAGCAATGCCCTTAGCTTCTCGGCATCCGGTATGCGCCCGTTCAACTCAGCGGTTTTTTCGGTGAGTTCGGACCGCATTGACTCTAATGCCTTGGCATACTCTGGGAAGTCTTCTTTCAGGTCATCCCACGCCTTCTTGTCTTCGCTGGCTTTCTGAACCTGTTCAGCGGTTGGCGGGGCAACAACTGTCTGCTTGACCTCGTGGAACTTGTTGTTCAGTCCACCTATCCGAGATTCGGCCTGCTTGAGGCGGTTATTGATAACGTCAAGGTCGCTCATGCGAGTTTGGAGAGATTCAAGCGTCTGTCGCAGGGTGGGATTTACCCCAGCCCACGGATCTTCAACCTTCTCTTCCTCAACTGGTTCCTTGACTATCTCTTCGACGGCTTCAACTGGTTCCTCGCCACCGAATACCTCTCTTGCTATCTCGTCACGGATCTGTCGCTCTTCTTCTTCATTCATCATCTTCATCTCCTGCCAGCGTTGCCGGTGGCGTTGATCGTTTGAGGCGGTTCTCCCGGCTCTGTATGTATTCTGGCAAATTCGCCAGTGTCTTCCATGCTTTAATCTCTCCCCTCAATGCCGCTGTCTTCTCAGGTGTCATGAGGATTGAGTCATTGCGCTTGCGGGCAGCTTCCAACTCTGTCTCGGCCCAATCCTTGATAAACTTCCATGTGCCGCTGTTCTGGTCGAATCTGTTGTCCTCATCAGCGCAGACAAGCGGTTCTGGTTCAATTGTTTGATAGGCAGCAGGTTTAAGAAAAGGGAACCAGTTCATGCTTGGTAACTTTCTCCCGTTCTGGCTTTACCGGCAGGCTCGGTCGGAGGTGTTGCAACCTCAGCCACGGCTTTCTTATCGCTCAGTTCCTTCTGAAGATTCATGCCAGCACTGCCAAGAGCAAGTTGCGCTTTGAGTTTGTCTATTTCGATTTTATGTTTTTCCGCGTACTCCATCATTTTCATCTGTATATCGTACTCTTTCATCTTCATATCATGCTGTCTCTCCAACTCCGCCTGTTGCGCCTTAAACTCAAGTTCTGCCATGTCGGATTGCTGGACCAGTTTAGCCTTCTCCATCTCGCCCTGCACCCGGACCTGAGCAACCTCAAGCACTGGATTAGCCGGTTGCGGTTGCTGTGCCGCCGCCTCTTCTGCCGCCTGCATCTGCGTATCGTCTTTGAGAATGTTCAGTCGGCGTGAAGCATAGAATTGTTCAATGGCCTTGTCCCAGTCGGTCTTACGTGCTATGTCAGGGTCTGCCTTGAGTGCGAAGACTTGGAGTAATAATTGCGCCTGCTGGTCCTTTTCGTACAGCACAGACACACCCCTTGGGTCAACGTCGAAATCACCCTTAATAGCGCTGTTCTCGTTGTACTGCATATTCCAGTCGTAGTACCTGCGGAGATGCCTACGCGTAATCTGGTCGTCATACCGTTTGATCCGGTTGCGGATGCTGGTATTGGCTGAGTCTACCATGATATTGGTAGCGCCCAGCGTCTCAGGAGTCTCCTGCGCCTCTCCCTGGAATATGGTAGGGATTGAAGTTTCGAGGTCAATAAACCTGAGTGTCAACTCGATGATACGCTGAAGGGGTTCTTGGTTGTTCTGGATCTGGAATTGAGTGATAGCTTTGCGGATGTCGTCTATCTCGCTCTCTGCGTCAGGTCGCCATATCCGCTTGCCGCCTATCTCCCACTTTCCGTCATCCGGCTCAAGACCCATGATAGCCAGGTTGACACCAGCAGAATCCCCGGCATTGTCCATCATTGCCCGCCATGCAGCGTCGATGACCCTCTGCCCCCACATCATCATGTATGGGATGCCTACACCCCACGGCTCGTCGCTCACCTTCGTCCACTGAAAGAAATCGTATGGCAATTCCCCAGTATCGAGCGTGTTGAGTGCGGCCTTTACCGGGCGGTCGTTAATGAACACCACACAAGCAGAGACCGACTTTGCACCCTGGCACTCACAACCCAGCAGCTCCATGTCTTCTCGGCTTACATCTCCGTGATACTCCCAACGCTCATACAGACTGCCCTTGGTCAGTTGCTCGGACTGTACACGATACTGATTCTTTCGATTATCCTGTGTGACGGAGGTCTTGCGAGGGTCTTCTTCTAGCACCTTCATCAACTGCGCTTCGTTGTACCCAGGCAAACCTATCAGCTCCCTGACCTCACGCGGACGGATGGTGTCCTTTTCCCATATATATGATGCCTTGGCGATATCCTCGCCACAATCCGGAGAAGGGTAGACATTCCAGACCGATACCATCTTACTCGCAGGCTGGTTGTCTTCCTTGGTGTCTAAAACGTGGACAGTCTTCTCAAACCCTTCCTCGTCAGTGCCAGTCTCCGGTCGCCAATTGCGCTTAACAGACTTGACGACACTCGGCCCCTTGAGTATGCCGGTGCCCATCTTCGCCGCCGATCCAATCAGTTTACGACTCTCCCCGTTGAAATCACACTCGGTTAGTTGGTCCTCGATCTCCAACTCCATGCCGCGCATTTTTTTTTCGGCACGCGCCTTGATATCGAGCGCAACGTCCTTCATCCTTGCGGGCTTACCATTTGCGTCGGTGATCGGCTGGCCTTGCTGCATGGCAGGACGGTCATCCTCCTGCATGTCGCGCATCTTGGGCTTAGGCGTGACTTTGAGCGCCCAGTTCTTGTCATCCACCGGCAACATGGTATCGCTAAACCTGCCCTCAGCCGTCTCGCACCGCCCACGCACCACGTTCATGCTTACCCTGGACCGATTAGGGCCACGGCTCTTTACAGGTGCTTCGCCGCTCGCATAGTCCAGCATCGAAACCCTATCGCCCTTCTCATCGGCGTAGTCGATCAGGTTCTCGCTGATCTTCCACCGTCGCTCGACTCCACACGCGGCACGGAACTCGATAGCCTCAGAGCGTTTCGCCAGGATAGCCTCGGCGAACGCCTCGATCTTGCTATCCATCAACTCCTGCTCTGCTTCGTCAGTTACGTCTTCGATCATTAGTACCCCACGGCAGAGTCAATAGGCGCATAGCCTGGATGGTAGGTTCGTTGTTTTTTCGTCGCGCTGGTCTTCCTGGCACCCTCGCAAGCATATCTGAGAGCGTCGATGACATGGTTGTTCTTGTCCTCAATCACGCTGAGGATCTTATCAGTGAGTGGATCTTGCTTGTATTTGTAGGACTTCAGCTCATCAATGAGGTGTTTGCAGCGAGGATGGACAACAATGTCAAACGACTGAAGGAACGCAATCCCCTCTTCAATCGACCCCGCCCCTTTCACTGTCGGGTTGATCTTCGGGTATCCGTTTTTCTTCATGTGACTGATTGTTTCAGGCCTTGCTGAGTCGGCAGTAATGAACCATTTCCGGCTTTCCGGTACGCGGTCAAACAGGTCGGGCAGGTTGACAATCTCACAACCTATCATGTATGCCTCATAGTCCACATAAAGTCTGTTCCCCTCAATAGAGGACCTCACCAGCACAGCCGGGTCAACCGAGAACCCCCAGTCGGCCCCTAGCCTGTATATCGTCCCTAACGGTCGCTCAAACTCTTCGACAATCCAGTTCTTGAATACCCTAGCCTCGGAGTGCTGTTTGTACTGCCCTAGCCAGATGTGGGAGAACTTATCGAAGTCGCGGCCACGGTCATACTCAAGTTCATCTCTCAACTCCTGCGGCAACCACGGGTTATCCATGTAGTTGCTTTCTACCACTACAGCACCAGGAGGCAGAGACGGTCCTCTGAGTAATTGGTCAATCGGGTCGGTCGGCAGGTCAGGGTTCCAACTGAACCACATCTCCGATCCGGGCTTACGTATCGTCGGTCTGAGCAGGTCGAGTGATTTCTGACTTGCCGCCTGCGCTTCCTCAAACCATGCCCGGTCGAATCCCTCTAATGATTTAATCGAATCGGCAGTGTGATTCTGCATACCCTCGAAGATGATGACCCCGCCTTTCTTCGTCAGTATGCGCCGGTCCTGCACCTCGAAATATCCGCCAACATTCATTGCCTCGATCTTCAACTCAAGGAGTTTCTTAACCGAGAACTCAAGACTTTTCAGGGTTTCACGCAAACACACGTTGTCCAGCTTTTCGCGTATGTTCTCTTCAACCATCAACTCAGCGAAGAAATGGGACTTTGCCGACCCTCGGCCCCCGTATGCTCCTTTGTACCTAGCAGGATGCAGCAGCGGCTCAAACACCGGCGCTGTATCAATTACCAACTCCCTCACTTGATAATCCTGCGAACAATAGTGTGCACCAATTCAATCGGGTTGTCTTTGTCGCCAGTGATCTGAGTGGGGAGTATCTTGCCTAGCAATGTCATGAATGCGTTCGGGTTGTTCTCAGCCTGACTCAGTAGATACTTTTCGCCACCAGCCTTATCGAGCGCTGCAAGCACCATCGCCTTGATATCGACAGTTATCTTATTCTGTGACCCTTTCGGTCTACCTGGCCCTTTCAGTGTTTTTTTGCCGTTTTTGGGGAGATTATCTTTCATAACAATTTCAACGGGAAAGTCTCACTCGCTCACTACGTTTATATCAACATTTGCGGTCTTGCTATCTAGCACCCATTTCGCTATAGCATCCGACTTACGGAGCAGGGCAAGCGTGTCAATCTGGGGGTCACATGTCATGACCAGGTCAACGATCTTAAATCGCATGGTCTGCTCGTGCTGCCTAGGGTCTGTGTCGATGGGGGCGGGGGGAGTGCCAAGCGAGATACAGTTACGATAAAAGGGATCACCCCAATTAGCTCCGAGTGCTCTATTTGCTTCTGCTTGCGACATCACTGGTATTTTACTCATGGCACCCCTTATCTATATCAACATTTGCGGGCAGTTTTTCATCCATCTGCGGCTCAACGTACACTCGATACTTGACAGGTGCCCTGTACCATGCACCATACTGAGGATTCTTTATCCTGACGGTCTTGTGTATTACATTTGGGATATACCCGGTGCTTGTCGCAGTCCGCTGGTAGGTTATCGGGTCCATCTCAACCCCCATCATTCAGGTCTTCATATCTATCGGACAAGTATTCGCCCCCAGGCCATTCCTCCCGCCCCAGCAGGTTATCCATCACCTCATCAAACTCGTAGGACACCTCTTCCTTCCCGAATATCCTATCCCACCCATCGCGGTACGCATCGTTTGGCACATGACAGCCTGACAATCCCTTCACTCAGTCACCGCCCGATACATCTCATCCATGGTAGTCAACCCAGCGTCGATATGCGCCCGTGTCTCGTACACCCCGCGCTCTCCGCATTGCACCATCACCACAGCCTCACCGTTGACCATTGCCTCAGTCTCGATGATCTCGTGTGTGGTAGTAGCGGCCTGCACATCGTTGTATCGCTGAATGTTCCGCTGTATCTCTGCTATTCTCAGCATCTCGGCAAAATTATTGTGCATTAGTCCTCCCTCTCCCAATCCTGTGTAAATCGCTCCCAGCAATCCGCCTCTAGATCGTCTAACGGATCATGTGCGTAGTCATGGCCTGATTCATCCATTCGTTCGTCAGGCAGGTCGCTGAATATATCGACTAAATCCTTCACATTAACTCGTTTGATTCCATCGTATCTTTTGCTTTCTCGGCCAACCTGCCTTGTATATCCGGTCTGGCTTAATCCTGGTATGCTTCTCGCATATCCGGCATCGCCTACCTGCATCCTCACACGCGCAGATTATGATGCCTTTTTGCTTCATCCCTATTATTATACCAAATCCTGACAATCAATGCAATCATTTTTATGTTAGGCAATGCAGAAAAAATATATGGTGGCCTAATTATCAAATTCAGCGTACCCATCGCAAGCCTCGGCCCGCTCCACCATTCTCCGCAGGAACTTCGCACACGGCCCGAACATCGCATCGTCTCCGATTATCGCCAGCAGCAAATCGAACTCCTTGTCAGCGTACCGTTTGATTGCTTCCATCTCTGGTGTCTGGGGGGATGCTGACTCGATCTCCTCGGCTTCGAGAATCTGATCTATCTGATGATTATCAAGTATCGTTGACATTTGCCTCATTTCAGCAGCCCTGGGTTTTACGCCAGGGCGCATAGGATGGACCAGATCCTTCAAAGACGACCCAACCCCGGACCACCCGGAGCAGGATCAAGAGCAGTTGCACCATCGCTCTCTTATGCAAGCCATTATACCATGGAAAGTATATCAGTGCAATACAAACCGCTATATATTGCGGTATGAAAAATAATTCATCCACGCACTAAAAAAGTGCATTATTTATTTGACACGCGCACTCTCCGGGTGTATAAAGGAAGCAAGAGGACAGTAATTCAACCCCAACTCAAGGAGATTGCCATGAAGAAATTTTACGCATGTGAATACTGGTCAGGACTGCACACCACCACCGGAACCGCCAATAAGCTCACTGGCCGATATAGCAAGGCTGCGTCCCTCGCAATTTTTAAGACACCCGCAGATAGGGATGAGTGGGTGGACAACGGCAAAGCTACCTCTGATATGCGCGGCAATTGCAGGATGCCACTGACTGCCAAAGAGGCACGGGCACTACGGTATGGCAGCAGTGTCGCGGAGTACAAAGAAGAAATTGAAGCGCTTTGGTACAATTTGTCCATCGAAGACCAGCCTTATGATGCAGACGACTACCGACCAGTTAATTACTCTCAGGATGATAATTTTTAACCCCAAACACCCACAAGGAGCACACAATGAAAAAGATAATCAACGGCCTACGCTACGACACCGAAAAAGCCACACTCATTGGCGAGTACCACACCCCAGGATTGGGCAGCAGTGATTTCCGCTACTGGGAGGCATCGCTCTACAAAACGCCCAAATCAGGCAAGTTCTTTCTCGCCGGTGAAGGCCACGCCATGACCCGCTTCGCCTCGCACACGGGCAATTCATCAGGATGGGGCGAAAAGCTCATCCCCATGAGCAAAACTGAAGCCCTTGAATGGGCCGAGCAGTACCTCGACGCTGAGGCTATTGAAGAACATTTCGCTGATTCGGTGGATGATGCGTGATGAGACTCACAGGAGAACAGGCGATATTCTACGCCGACGACAACGGCCATTTCCTCTGCACCGCCGACCGGGACGATGTTACTATACCGGAGGCGCGGCGGATTGCTGAGGTTGACCCTGAACTGGTTTGGATTGATGAGTGGGAGGATTGATGACCCTACATTTAGTAATAGAGGTTGAAAAATACGGAGAATTACGGACTCGCTCGCTTTGCGGTAGGTCCAGGGCAGATGTTGTTAATGTTTCAAAACTTGATAGTGGGCAAAACATAACGCGAAATATCAATGATGTGACCTGTAAATATTGCCTGCGAATAATATCCAGCCATCCCGCAAAATATCCGCTAGGACGATGACCTTAACCACCCCCATTGCCGCCGACCATCCCGGAAGGCGGCAAGTCATTTCAATTCCACCCACCATCTCCCACCATGCCCCGGATAGTTCAACGCAGTCCACCGAGTATCCCCGAATTTCCCCTCTTTGTTCACATGCCAGTGCCCGAAATACCACAGTGCAGGCTTGTATCTCTCCAGCACCCGACTCAACGCCACCCGGGACGGATCGCCTATCTTATCATCACTATATCCCCTGATATCAAACTCAGCCGGGCAGGTATGCGAGATGACGATATCAACACGGGCATGAGATAGCGCACGGTCCAGGTCCACATCCCGGATCAATTCCTCTGGATACCAGTCTATACCGAGAGTTCTATACCCCTTGTCAACGCTGTCAGCTCCGCCAATGAATAGTACCACTCTACCATCAGGCAATGTCAGTGTCGTCCCACGCGGCATGTAATTCACCCCATCATATACCTCTGTCGGCTCGGTGAATTTCTCCAAGTCCCAATGGTTTTCATGGTTGCCGTCGCACCAGTAAACAAGCGAGTCCCCCGGCTTAACTCCGCGCAGTTTCCATTCTTTCTGCATCCCGTACAGCACCGGCTTGATATCCATTTGCGGCCACCATCCGAAATCTCCGCATTGCAGCACAATTTCAGGGTGTTTCTTGGACATCAGGGCATTCAGTTTTCCCCAGTCACCATGCAGATCTCCAACTACGATAATCATCGCATCCCCATTCTACGCATCAGGTCATACAGTCCGCCATCATCACCAGATACCGGCCCCGATAGCGCTTCCGCAACAATCCCCTCCAGCTCAGAACACCGCTTGCATACACACACCACGCCCTTGACAACCTTGCTGCCTGACTCTAGGCGCATTACTGTTCGGTCGCAGTAGTGACAGGTTATTTCGCGCATCTCTTCGCCACCTTTTTCAGCACCAGATACCCCATCAGGTCATCCTCCACATCCTCGTCCTCATCTGCCTGCCCTGACATCAGCCGGGATATCTTGTCGTCCAGCCTGATATTAATCTGCTCAATGGGACTGGCCTTGCTGAAGCACCTGACCGGATGGATTGCGCTGTCTCCATATTTGCGGTTTTTCTCCAGCAGCATACCCTTGATCCGGTCGCATTCCTCGATAATCATCATCTGCGTGGTAGTAAGGTCAAACTTGCTTTCCTTGTCCCACTCCACGGTCAAGTCATCCAGTAAGCCATCAAACCCTTCCAACTCCCTCGCCTCTGCGGCATACCCCCAGGTTCCGCCTTCAGTATGTCGCTTACTCATCCACCACCTCCCGATGCCGCACCCGATATAGTTTATGGCCTCCCGTGCTTTGCGACTCAAACTGTGCCACAGCGGCATGGGCGATCGACTCGTCAATGTATTTCCCGCGCAATCGCCAGTCGTTATTGACCCATTTCGGGCAATTTCCCCAAGACGACATTTCTCCAATATAATCATCACTGTACCGTTCCTCGACCAGCCACGGCTTATCACGGTGCTTCTTCGGTGCGCCGGTTGATGGACGGTCTGGGGCTGGTAGTTGCCTGAAATCTTTAATCTTTGATTTCTCTGCCTTTGCCTGCTTGTTACTCATAGACAGCCACCCAGAATATCCCCACGGCCAACCCTAGCGCCAGAATGTATGAGCTTGGATTATCCCCGGCAACCCTCACCACCATGTCACCCACTCCCCATCCCATAGAGAATGCTACCAGCGTCCTGGCAATGTTTCCGATCATGCCACCTCCTTGCAGTAATCAACCAATTCATGCGGGCCGATCTCCCGCCTCCCACTCAATCCGTACTTCTTGTGGTGCGTCTGGATCACAACCGCCTTGGCAGACATGAACGCCTCGTCCGTCTCGTAATTCCCTGAAGGTGCCAGTGTAGGGAACCTCTCAAGAATAACCCCGTAGTCCTCGGTCAATCCTGGGGGAGTCTCTTTGCCTCGCTTATGGAGATGCCCTTGCTGCACCCGGACCCACCTGATATCAGGATTGCCCTCTTTCATCGCTCGCCACATTGCGAATGGGGCAAGCCGACCTTTCCCGGTATCCCCGTGCGTGTAACAGAAGAAGTTCGATCCCCATGCGAGGAATTTGTGCTTCTCGGGGCTATCGTTTACCGTGACCCTTGGGGAGTTCCTGTAATGGGCCTTCAGCACCAGAGAGATGAGGTCTGAAGAGTTGGGGTCATGGTTGCCCTTCAGCACGATCACAATCACATTCTGCGCCCATTGTAGAGCGCAGTCTATGCTGGATGTCGCAGTCTCGACAAACACATCAGCAACCTTGTAATGCCTGCTATCGCTGAATAGAACATGACCTGACTTCTCAGTGCGGTTTCTGTTGTCGTCGGCATGGAGATTGTCGCCCCCCAGCACAATCACCATCGTATGTACCGGACCAGTGATAGAGAAT